TTGGCAATCAGGCAACTGAAAACACTTCACTTACTCAAGGAACTTTTGTCGTTACCGACAACCAAGTTACAAAAGGTACGTACGGTGGATTTGTCACCCTCTCCGAACAATCAATCGATTGGAGTACGCCCGAGATTATTTCGCTCGTACTTGATGATATGGGTCGAATCTACGCAAATGAAACTGACAACGTGGCAGCAGACAACTTGAAGACCGGCGCAACAGTTACTCGCAACTTTGCACTTGCTTCCGTAACTGACGCTTCATATTGGGCTTCATGGATTTCGGGTGCAGCTCAAACAATTTTGAGCGGTTCTAACGGCAACTTGCCAACCCACATTTTTGTAAACCCAGAATGGTGGGGATTTTTGCTCAGCCTCAGCGATTCGTCAGACCGTCCGTTGTTTCCACAGATTGGCCCAATGAACGCATTTGGCAATCTTGCACCGGGACAAGTAAACGGCAATGCTTTCGGTTTGCAGGTTGTAGTTGATCGCAACTTTGCAGCAGACACGCTGATTGTTGGCGATGCTTCTGGTTACGAAATCTTTGAGCAGCAGAAGGGCGCAATTAGTATTGACGTGCCTTCTACTTTGTCACGCACAATAGCCTTCAGAGGGTATCTTGCAACCTTGATGATTGATTCGTCCAAATTCGTCAAGATGGCTCCAGTCGGCTGATCTGAAAGGTAGGCCAAAATTATGGCCACTTATCAGGTCATCAGTAAGCAACTCACGTCGAATTACGCCGTCCTTCAACTTCTCACCCCAGCGGAGTTGACGGTCGGCGATTCGATCGTCGTTGCAGCAGTAGATGCCACATTTAATGGCAGTTACACAATCAGGGCGCTTCCGTCTTATGAGTTCATAGGCATTGACGACGAAGGCGATCTGGAATACAACCCAGCAATCGTCATTCCGAATCAAGTGCTTTACGCTGTAACGGCAGCAGATGTTGCGCGTCAAGCCGCGTCTGGCACCTTAAGTTATGCACCTGTGTGCACCTGGGTGACCGCCGCGCAGGTCATGTCTTACCTTGGCATCACTATTACGAACCCATCAGACGATTACACGTTGCTCACTCAGTCCGTGTCGGCTGGCAACCAGTTCGCATATCGCAGGCGTCAGGAATCGGGCTATATCGACTCCCTAACGACTTCACCAGGCGGAGACGCAACATTAGGCACCCTGATGTATTGCGCCGCTCTGTGGCGCTCTAGGGGCTCAATAGAGGCAACCTACGCCACGTTTGACGGCATGGGTTCAGCACCACAGCAAAGCCTGACCCCGATCGTTAAGCAGCTGCTTGGCATCCCACGTCCAGCGGTTGCCTAATGTCCTACACCGACCTATTTAACGAAGCGATTGATGACGTCACCGCAACGCTGACCGCGGTCTCTGGTTTGCGTGTTGTAAACGACCCAACCAAACTTTCACCTAATTGCGTGTACTTGGATGCGCCAAACTTCACCACGTTTGCTGGCAACGGCAATATCGTGCGCCTCGAGTTCCCGATCAAGGTCATTGGTTCTGGGCCTGCAGGTCTGCCGGTGCTCCGCTCAATCTTGAGCATTGTCGCAAGCGTGCTTAACTCGCCGATCATCGTTATGGCTGGCCGTCCGTCAAGCCTTGAAATTGGTGGCGCGTTATACCCGTGTTATGACCTTGATTGCGCTATCCAAGCCCAGACCGCATAATCCACTACTACCTAATACAAATCATCTACTATCAGATCAGAACTTAAGGAGCAAACATGCCAGCATCAACTTATCTCTCGAACCCAGTCGTGAAAATCGGAACAGCAATTGGCACCATTGTTGACATTACCGATCAGGTCAGCGCAGCAACATTGACTGTTACTGCAGAAGCTCTGGAAGACACCGCATTCGGTCAGACTTCACGCACCATGACTGCAGGCTTGTTCAGCAACTCATTGACCTTGACTGTGTACGCATCGTATGCAGCGTCAGAGTCGTACGCGGTTCTTGCACCGTTGCTTGGCACTAAGTGCACCGTCAAAGTAAATCCAAGTAGCGCTGCTGATTCGGCAACTAATCCAGGCTTTATTTTAACGGATACCTATTTTTCTAGCCTGCCTGTGATCAACGCGTCCTTGGGTGAGCTTAGTGTTTACGAGATCGAGCTCCAAGGGGGCACGTACTCGGTTGACACAACCGCATAATCAACGGCTCCGAGCCGACATAGGAGACACATGAAAATCAAGTTGCAGTTAAAGCGCACGGCCGACAGCGCACCCGAGTATTACTACACAAACCTGTTTGTGGTTACTGAATGGGAACGGCTTGAACGTCGCAACATTCAACAGCTCTCCGCAAACCCGTTGTACTCGGATTACGCCTGCTGGATGCACACAATTCTCAAGATCAAAGGCGAGCAAGTTGGTGACAACTGGCGCGAATGGTTAAGCAAAAACCCTGACATCGACATTCTGCCGGTACTGGACGAGACAGACCCAAACCCTACGGACGCGGCACCTACCGCCGCCAACTAGCAGAAGTGTTAGTCGCGGTCGGTTGGTGGCCTAGCGACATTGCGTTTGACTCACGGGACTTGACAACGGTTATTAAAGTGCTTAACGAGGCAAACAAAAAACGGAGATGACGTGAACCAAGTGTCAACAAAGATTGAGGTCGTTGGGCTTAAAGAAGCCTTAAAGACCCTCAACAAAATTGACAAATCTTTGCGCCGTGAAATTACCAAAGATTACAAGAAAATTGTTCAGCCTGTTATTGACGATGCCAACAGGCTTGTGCCCTCGAATGTTCCGTTATCTGGTATGGCGCGCAACTGGTCAACCAGATCAGGGTTCAAGATGTTGCCGTGGGTGCCTGGCATGAAGCAGAAGATTGCTGCCAAGATCAACACGCGAAACATCAAAGAATACGGCGGCAACAAGTCAAATGTCGGCACGTTCCTCATCCAATGGCAGGGCGCAACTGGCACCATGTTTGACACGTCAATGGAAGGGCCACTAGGTCGCGCGTTGACTTCCCGTTATGGCAGTCGTTCGCGAGTAATGTGGAAAGCGTACGAGCAACGCCAAAACGATGTCATGTCCGAGATGGAGCAATTGGTTAAGCGCGTCATGAGCGAAGCGAACAGAGAGACTGCATAATGGCAATCAACATCCCGATCATCAGCGAATTTGACGGCACAGGGGTAAAGAAGGCTGTCAAACAATTCCAGCAACTTGAAACCGTTGGCGAAAAGGCACAGTTTGCAATTAAGAAAGCGGCGATTCCTGCAGCTGCCGCGCTCGGCGGTTTGGCTGTTGCGCTTGGCGATGCCACACGCGCTGCGATGGAAGATCAGCAAGAGCAGGCGGCGTTAGCGCTTACTTTGCAAAATGTGACTGGCGCGGGTGCTGCACAGACCGCACAGGTTGAGGAACAGATCAGCGCAATGTCTCGAGCGTCTGGCATTGCTGACACGGAATATCGCAAGTCATTAGAGGCACTTGTGCGCGGTACAAAAGACGTTGACTTGGCTATGAAGGACATGAACCTTGTCATGGACATCAGCACAGCGCTACAGATGGATAGCACAACTGTGGCCGACGCTTTAGCCAAGGCATATCAGGGCAACTTTAAGGCGCTCCGATCGTTGAGTCCAGAGATGGCAACGATGATTAAAGAGGGAGCGACTCTCAACGAAGTTATGGACGTTCTTGGCGGAACCTTTGGCGGGTCTGTTGCAGCAAACGCTGAAACCGCTGCAGGCAAAATGGCAATCTTTAAGAACTCAATTGCCGAAACCAAAGAAGGAATTGGCGCGGCGTTTTTGCCTGTGCTTGAAGCAGTTATTCCTTACCTGCAAAAATTTGCTGATTGGGCGCAAAACAATCCGCAAGTGTTTACTCGAATTGCTTTGACCATCGGAGCCATTGCAGCAGCCGTTGTAGCGCTAAACATCGCTTTGGCTACCAACCCGTTCATTTTGGCAACGGCCGCGGTCATCGGATTGGCTTTGGCTTTTAATAAACTTGTAGATGCAGCTGAGCGAATCAACAGCATTGGCGGTCTTGCAGCACGAATCCTTGGCGGACTTGCAATGCCAGTAATTGGCAACGTGGCAAGCATCATTGGTGGCTTGACTGACTTGATTCCTAGTGGCCCTGCAGCACCTACGCCGGCACCGCCAACTTCTCGGATTCCGCGTTTGGCCGAGGGTGGAATTGTCAGCTCCCCTACTCTTGCCTTGATCGGTGAGGCAGGCCCAGAAGCAGTCGTGCCATTAGATCGCATGAATAACGGTGGCGGTATCACTATCAACGTCACAGGCGGTCTTGCCACAAGCGCCGAAATCGGTGAGTCGGTCGTTAACGCCTTGCGCGCCTACTCGCGTAGTGCTGGGCCGTTGCAGTTACAGGTGGCGTGATGCCAGGCGTAGCCGTTGTTGATTCTGGCAACTATGACCTAAAGATCGCCACAGGGTTTGTGCAGGACGCATTCATTCTTGACGACCCAGTTAAAGGGCTATTAGACAACACCACATACGTGCTTGATGGCACTACCGAATTTGCCAACGTGATGGACTCGGTAACAAATGTGAACGTGCGGCGCGGTCGTCGTGACGTGGGCGATCAATTCAGCGCTGGCACCATGACATTTACCATTCAAGACGTGGACGGAATCTTTAACCCATTTGACGAAAACAGCCCGTATTACGACACAGCCGAATCCAAGCCTGGGCTTGCCCCATTGCGCGCCGTGCAACTTATTCGATACAGCACGACAGACGTTCCTGAATCGTTGTTTAGCGGTTATGTTGTTAACTACGACTACAACTTTGCGCTCGGCGGTCTTGACACGGTCACCGTGTATTGCGCTGACCAGTTCTACCTGCTCGCGCAAACCTACCTAAACGAACTAAACGTCACAGCCGAAACATCAGGCGAACGCATAGAAACAGTCCTAGACCTACCAGAAGTAGATTTCCCTGCAGGCGCTCGAGACATCGCAACAGGCACCGTCAACCTTGGCCACGACAGCCACTACACGGTGCCGGCAGGAACGAACGTGTTGCAATACATAACGCAGATCAACGAAACCGCAGAATTTGGTCGGTTATTCATGTCGCGTTCTGGGGTGCTGACATTCCAAAACCGCATAGGCAACACGCTCTCTGCATCGGTAGCCGATTTCCATGACGACGGCACAAACTACAAATACGACGGCGTCGGCATCAGTTTTGAGGCTGATTCCGTAATCAACAGATCGGTGCTCACAGCTCTTGATGGCAAAACGGCAACCGCAACCGATGCAGGTTCTATTGCTACATATTTCATTCAGACATCAAGCATTACAAACAGCCTGCTACACGAACAACCATCTATTGACGCCGCAGCGTCCTATCTCCTTAACCCAGAGCCTGAACCGCGCTACACGTCTGTGGCAACCAAGTACTTAATGCTAACCACGGCCCAAAAGGACACGCTGGCAACCGTGGACATTGGCGACACGATCACCATTGAAAAGACGTTTCCTAGTGGTGCCGGCACTACCGAGTTGGCGCAAGAGCTGTCAGTTGAGGGCATTGAGCATCGGCTAGATTTCAGCACAGGCCACAGCGTCCTTTACAGCACCGCGCCGACAACGATCGTTTACGAGTTGATTCTTGACGACGCCGTGTATGGCACACTCGACGCAGAAAATGTTTTAGGATAAGGAGCACTTATGGCAACTAGGCAAAGTTTTACCGCTGGGCAGGTTTTGACCGCAGCTCAACAGAACTCGTTAGCGACCGCGCAAATTGCGTTAAACGCGCAAACAGGAACGTCTTACACAGCAGTACTTACCGACGATGGCGACTTAGTGACATTCGATAACGCCTCTGCAATTACTTTTACTATCCCGCCAAACTCAAGCGTTGCGTTCGGTATTGGAACACAGATCAACATCATGCAATTAGGTGCAGGGCAAGTCACAATAACCGCTGGCGTCGGCGTCACATTGCGAAGTGCTGGGTCAAAACTTAAAACAAAAGAACAATACGCAGTTGCTACATGCTGCAAAATTGCTACCGACACTTGGGTAGTAATTGGCAACTTGGCGGCGTAATGCAACTACTTGCGGGTGTAGGCGCAGGGCCAGGTAAACCAACAGCGATCGAATACGTAATAGTTGCTGGTGGTGCTGGCGGTGGCCGTGACATTGGTGGCGGTGGCGGTGCAGGCGGTTATCGCACAAGCAACTCTTTTTCAATTGGCGCGTCGTTTACAGTAACGGTCGGTGCTGGCGGTGCCGGCGCAGCTAGTGCAGCGAATCGCGGCAGTAACGGAAGCGACAGCGTAGTTAGCACGATAACAAGCACGGGCGGTGGCGGCGGTGGTAGTCGTTCAGGTAGCGGTGTTGGTACTGGTAACGCTGGCGGTTCAGGCGGCGGCGCTGGTTTTGATGCTGTAACTGGTGGTGCAGGAAACACACCTAGCACTAGCCCGTCACAAGGAAGCGCTGGCGGTAATACAAGCGCAGTAAGCCCAGCGTCAGGCGGTGGTGGTGCATCGGCTGCAGGTGGAAACGGTACTGGTGGAAGCGGTGCTGGCGCAGGCGCAGGCGGCGCTGGAAGCGCGTCAAGCATTACAGGGACAAGCGTTACACGCGCAGGCGGTGGCGGCGGCGGTGCCTACCTTGGTGGTGCTGGTGCAGGCGGTTCAGGCGGTGGTGGTTCAGGCGGCGGGACTGGCGGTTCAGGAACTAACGGAACAGTAAACACAGGCGGCGGCGGTGGTGGTGCTGGTGCAGGCGGCGGGACTGCCGGCAACGGCGGTTCGGGCGTAGTGGTAATTGCATACGCTGACGAATTTGACCCATTCACAACCATTGGGGGCGGCCTAACTTACAGCGTGAGCACAGTAAGCCGCGCAGGTTTTCGCGTTTACACATTCACGGCAGGCACAGGAACGGTGACGGTCTAATGGGTTACTACGCATTCCTAGATGAAAACAACATTGTTACAGAAGTAATACCTGGCAAAGACGATTTGATTGATGGCGAACTACCACACGTCTGGTACGGAAACTATCGCGGTCAAAAATGTGTACGCACGTCATACACAGCAGAAGGTCATGGTTTTCGCGGTTACTACGCAGGCATCGGTTACTACTACGACGAAGCCCTAGACGAGTTTATTCCACCACCGCCGATCGAGCCGATTGAAGAATGAAATGGCGACCGTTGATCGGTTACGCGCTACTTGTCGTAGTTGTTGCGTGGGCTGTTTCTAGTTGTGGTTATGACGGGTCATATCGCTACCCATGCCAAAATCCAGCAAACTGGAAAATGCCAGAATGCGAACCACCAATTTGCAACCCATCTGGCACGTGCACACGGGATTTGATTTATGAGACCACGCCTTAAACCCGAGGAGCTTCACGCTCGACTGATCGTTGTTGTGGGCATCATCCTTGCCAGCGTGTTTGCAATTACCGTGCTTGGATTCGTCTACGCACTCATGTTTGTGACGCAGCCGATCGGACATCAAAGCCCTAATGACTCCGCATTCATAGACCTGCTATCAACCCTGACCGTCTTTATGACCGGCACGTTGTCAGGCTTAGTGGCCTCAAACGGGCTAAAGTCAAAAGCGAAAGAAGGAGCCAAAGATGTTGAAGCCTAAAGACAAAGCCCTATTTGCCTCATATGGTCGCTCGGTCATTGCAGCGGTCATTGCGGTGTATTCAACAGGCAACACAGACTTAGCTGACCTAGGCAAAGCCGCATTAGCCGCACTTGTGCCAGTTCTTATTCGATACGTGAACCCTAAAGATATGGCGTTTGGGCGTGGCAACAGCGAAAGCTAACCCGAACGCAAGGCCATACACAGGCAACAGCGACGGCGCATCCGCTGGCCCACGTGCCGGCATGAACGAATGGATAAAGCAAGCAATCGCAGCATCAAATAACGCTGTCTGGAATAACGGGTCTTGGGGCGTGCGCGACATGCGCGGCAACCCTGGCTCATTGTCAGTTCACGCAACTGGCAGAGCTTGGGACGCCAGCTACCGAAAATCGGAAAGACACCCAAATGCAGGTCGCCTAAACGCTTGCTCGTTTATTGATGTTGTCGTTGCTAACGCAAACACGCTCGGCGTTGAGTGCATCCTTGATTATTTTCCTGCACCGTACGGTCGCGCATGGCGTTGCGATCGGCAGGCTTGGAAAAAATACAGCAAGCCAACAATTCACGGCGCACCAGGTGGCGACTGGTTCCACATTGAGATCACGCCACAGGCCGCCGATTCGGTGATCTTTGTTAAAGCCGCATTCTTAAAGGTGTTCGGGGAAATCCCACCTAAGGCCTGATCTATGTTCTAGGGTCGGAGTACCGACAAAAGGACAGGCAATGACTGACATCCAGATATTCGACTACAGCGTCTATACGGGAGTAATGGACAACGGTCAAGAAATCTTGGTGCAAATCTTCACCAACCCAGAATCGGGAAAGTTCCTTATGGGACAAATTGCATTCAGATCGGCAACCTCGTCATGGGGTCAGCCCATACCTTTGGAGAAACGATGAACTATTTTGCAGAGAAAATTATAGGGCTAGTGCTTTGTACGGTCTTTGGGTTTACGGCGCTCACAGGGGCTCCTAGCGCGTCTAGCGACCTATCTAGCGTCATGCCGTTAGAGCCTATAAGCGTTGAGCCATACCTAATTGAGCCGCCTACGACGACCAGCTCTACGGTTTATATTGACCCGTACACGTCGGCTTGTGAGCAATTTGGCGCGCTTGCCATCAACCTTGGCTGGCCTGCAGATCAACGCACCGTGCTCGAATCTGTGATGTCGCGTGAATCAAATTGCACACCAAACGCATACAACAGCAATGACCCAAACGGCGGGTCGCGTGGACTAATGCAGATCAACGGATTCTGGACACCGTGGCTGACTGAACGCGGAATAATTACCCAGGCAGAAAACTTGTTACAGGCTCAAACTAATTTGATTGCAGCGTTAGCAATTTACAATTACGGCGTAGAACGTCACGGTTACGGCTGGGGGCCATGGAGTGCAACAAAATGAGTGAAGGTGTGGCATGGAATCAAGGCGAACTATCAGAAGAAACCCGACGAATGGTAATGGAACAAATGATGACAACTAAACACGACATGGCAATCTTTAATTTGATTAACGAAATTGCAGACATGAGCACTAATCCGCACGCAAGCATTATTCAGCGTCTTAAAGGCATGAAGAACTCGTTGTCATTAGAAGAACCAATGCCATTACACGATGTGACTACACTTGATTTAGCAATCAAAGCACTACAAGCACATTCCTAACCGACAAGGAGATTCCGACAATGAAAACCTGCACAATCTGCAAAGAACAAATTGCCTACCCAGAAATAACAGGCAAAACACACTTTGTCTGCGACGGCCGTGTGCCGGCACGAAAGAACGCCCCATTCATTGAGGGCATGTTGGCATCACAATCATCAGCCGATGCGCGCTGGACACGACCACAACAAAACGAGGTTGACGCTGCCATCGTGCACGTTGCTCGCACTAAAGGCTTCTTCACATCTGACGACATTTGGAAGCACCTGGGCGACCAGTTCCCTGTCACAAAAGGCATCGCTGGTCGGTTGAACGCTGCCGCTCGACGTGGCATTATTCGCAACACAGGCGAACTGGCGTATGCCCAGCGCGGTGGCGCGCATGACCATGCACAACGTCTAAGCGTCTGGGCAGGCATCTGATGGGCTTTGACCTAAGCAACTATGAGACAGTTGAGCAACGGCTAGTCAGGTTTTGGGCTGCATACCCGAACGGTCGCGTGTACACCTGCATGATGAACTACACAGGCGATGCGTGCGTGTTCTATGCAGAGCTGTACGCCGACAAAGAAGACAAAGTGCCAGTCGCTACGGGCTACGCGGAAGAAGTCAAAAGCGACCGCGGTGTTAACGCAACGTCATTTGTAGAAAATTGTGAGACAAGCGCTATTGGTCGCGCTATTGCTAATTGCCCGCTTCAGGCGCCTGCGAGTGGCCCTAGGCCGTCACGCAATGAGATGCAAAAAGTTGAGCGCCTGACTACATCACCACAACCGCAAGTGCACACACCCTCTGGCGCATTTGCTACACCTAAACAGATCGGCTACATCAAAAAGTTGGCTAAAGATGCAGCTCTGGATGATCTTGGTTTATTGGAGTTAATTCAGCGCGAACTAAACAGCGATGAAGCCGTTTTAGAGCTGTTGAAATCACACGAAGCAAGCAGAATCATTGAGGTACTGAAATGACGTTAGAAGAACTAATCACAAACATTGAGCGTTTACAAACCGTTTACAACTCAATGGTTGACCCAGAGCAACATGAAGCAAGGCAATATGTGCGTTGGGCAATTAAGCATCTTGCAGACAAGACGTACATGGCATCGCTCTAATGAAGTTAGACCCAAAGATCAGCGAAGCCGACTTCAAGGACATGGTGATTAACGTTGCTAAGCGTTATGGCTGGTTAGTGCATCATGATCTGCCGGCACAAAACACTCGAGGACGCTGGATGACAAACGTGCAAGGCGATGTAGGTTTCCCTGATCTGTTCATGGTGCACCCATTCCAAGGCGGTCGGCCATTGGTCATTGAGTTGAAAGCAGAGAAGGGTAAGACAACACCTGGGCAAAAAGTTTGGTTAAAGGCGTGTGAGTTGGCTGGTTGTCATGCAGCGGTATGGAAGCCCAGCGACATGGAGTACATTCTCTACACCTTGAGCAACCCAAGAATGTAAACAATCGGCTAGTAGCACGACCTAAGCCATTCGCACGGCAGTTGGTGACACACGGCAACGTGGGTAGATCGGCGCGTCCCGAATCATGCAAGACGAAATGAAACGGGCGAAGCGTCGAGGCGAGCCGTAAACATAATCGGCTAGTGAATGCAAAGGGAACCAAGTTGGGCAATCTGGTGGGTGGAGCATTCACACATCTATTGACCTGCAGATGACATACAGTTAACAAACAAAGAAAGCACCGACATGAACCCGACAACAAACAACACTCACAACTACCGAGGACAAGGCGCACAAGCGCCGCGTCAGCGCAAGCGAAGCGCGCGAGCATGACACGCAAACTAACCGAACACGACACCACGATCTACAAACAAGCACGCGCTGAACTACTGCGCGACCAACCGTTATGTCATTGGTGCAAACGCAACACAGCAACAGAACTAGATCACTTAGTCGAATCAGACAAAGGCGGAACAATAGAAGACGGATATGTCGCAGCATGTAAGCCATGCAACAGCGCAAGAGGCGCCACGTATCGCAATCGCAAACTTGCAAACGCAAAACAAAATCGTGAGAAAGCAATAAACGATTTTTTATATGCGAATGAGATGCCCCCGAGCCCCATCCATCATTTTGTCGCCACCAGCCCGAACCAGCCCGAACTAGCGCCAACTGGCCATGATCGGCCGCGCCTGCAAACGATCATCCCTGACCATGCCGGCTCACTAGCTGGACTTGTGGGGGACATGGCAAAACAGGTACTTCACATTGACATGATGCCCTGGCAACAGCATGTACTTGAAGGAATCTTGGCCGTGGATGCTGATCAAAAGTTTGTGCATCGCTCGAGCCTTGTGTCGGTTGCGCGTCAGAACGGTAAGACCACAATCATCCAAGCGCTAATCCTGTTTTGGCTTGTGGAGATGCCAAAAATCCGTGGACAAAAACAGACCGTGGTATCTGGCGCGCACAGACTCGATTTGGCTTGCTTGTTGTTTGATGATCTGGCACCAATCCTTGAGGAGTACTACGGCGCCAAGATCGTCAAGTCGTACGGCCGTTATCAGGCCACTATGCCAGACGGCAGCAAGTGGTGGGTTAAAGCATTAAAGCCAAACCAAGGTCACGGTATGAGCATTGACTTGGTAATCGTTGACGAACTGTTTGACGTTAACCCTGACTCGGTTGAGGGCGGTCTGTTGCCGGCACAGCGCGCTAGGAAAAATCCGCTTGCCTGTTTCTTTAGTACTGCTGGCACGGAAGAATCGGTGCTGTTTCAGCGCTGGCGTGAGGCTGGCATTCGAGCCATTGACAAAGGCGAACCGTCCACGATGTACATGGCCGAGTGGTCGCCTGACCCAAGCCTTGACCCGTTGCATCCTGCGTCATGGGCATGGGGTAATCCTGCACTCGGTTACACGTTGGACATGGACACAATTAGGCAAGAATCCACCAACCCTGATCGCGCGTCGTTTCTGCGCGCATCCCTGAACCTGTGGGTGTCGGTTGTGCGCGGATGGATTGAGCCAGGGCGTTGGCCGTCATTGGAATACACGGGGGACATCCCTAGCGGTGGGGTCGTGGCGATTGAGTCTTCGCTGGATGACTCCCGGTACAGCGCGACCAGATGCGTCAACCTGTCAGACGGTCGGGTGCTTGTCACCGTTGCGTTTATCGCCGAGTCAATCACAGAGCTGTGGGAGAACGTGCAGGAACTAGCCAAAGACCCCACGATCAGATTTGCCTTGTCGCCGACCGTGGACGCAACGTGCCCGCCGAACATCGAGCGCCGCCGAGTCGTTGTTGGCTACGCGGAACTAGGACGCTTTACACCGCTAGCAAAGAACATGATCGCCGAGGCTCGCCTATTGCACACAGGAGAAAAGTTGCTTGCCGAACACGTCCAGCGCGCCGTTGCCGTCCGAACCGACAACACAATCGTGCTATCAAGCAAGCGATCACCTGGGCCAATTGAATTAGCGCGCACAATGGTCTGGGGTATTGGCATGTGTGCCCGTCCAGTCAACAGCGGAAAGCCCATGCTCGTAACCATTAACCACTAACATTCTGCACGGCGACCGCGCACCTTGCCTTTTGTCGGAATCGGATAAGTCATGCGCGGTTGCCACTTATATGACAAAGTAGGGTTATGGCTCTTTTCAACAAATCGCAACAAATAAACACGGCAAAAGAATCGCCTGTCACCGCAGCTGTCGGAGCATCGTCCTACAACATCGGATATTTTGCGTCATACACAGACGGCACTCGCAGAGCCCGCGCTATGACCTTGCCAGTTGTTGCGCGCAGTCGCGACCTAATCTGCACCACAATCTCACAACTGAACTTAGAAATGTACCGCGAAATGTGGAACGGCGACGAAATGGAAGAAGTGCCACTAGCGCCGCGATCATGGATTGCGCGCATTGACAAAGGCGTTCCAAACGACTTCATTCTAAGTTGGACGTGCGATGACCTCATCTTTGAAGGGCGAGCATTCTGGTATGTAGACCCAAACGATCGCACCGCTGACGGCTACCCAAACAACTTCACTCGACTGCCAGCCGCCATGGTGTCAACGCTCGATCAAGCAGGCCCGATTTGGTTTGGCCCATCAAAACAAATTGTGTTTAACGGCGTGCAATTAGACCCGCGCGACGTCATCCAATTTATTTCACCAATGCAATCATTCAACTCTGCCGGCGCACGCGCAGTAGAAACCGCGCTTCGCATTGAGGAATCAAGGCTCCGCGCAAGCCAATCAGTCCTGCCAAGCGGCTATCTGAAACAGACTGGCGGTGAACCGCTTACTTCTGCTGAACTGAATGATCTTGCACAGCAGTTCAATATCGCGCGCACGTCTGGCAACAACACGGCCGCTCTAAATGAGTTCATTGAATATGTGCCAACAGATGCAACACCAGACAAGATGATGATGATTGAATCCGCAGACTATTCCAGTCGTGACCTCGGCAGGTTCCTTGGAGTTCCCTCGTTTTTGCTTTCCGTATCAATTGGCGCGTACTCATACCAATCAAGCCAGCAATCTAGGATTGACAACTGGACTTACGCCTGTGCCCCGATAGCCAAGTGCATCGCCTCAACACTTTCATCAGACAACGTGCTTCCGCGCGGAACCTTCGTTCGCTTTGATACATCGGATTATTTGTCCGAGGCTTACCTTGGCGAAGACATGTCAGACTCAAACGACATGCCAGAAGATTCAGATATCCCACAAACCCCAATCGCACGAAATTAGGATACGGCCATGATCAGATTTGGTTCAGAAGCATTTACCATTGACGCGGCAGCTGGCGACACGCCACGCCGAACGATCTCGGGGATTGCGGTCAGATATAACACCCCAGCCAAAGTTTCCGATGGCTCAATGGTGGCTTTTGCACCTGGCTCGTTGCCAGTTGACGGACGCGCACCCATCCTTCAAATGTTCCACGATTCAACCAAAGTCATTGGCACAGTTGTCGAGCGTCAAGAAACTGAACAGGGAATGCTATTCGTTGCCCGTGTTTCGGAAACGGCCCTCGGTTCGGAAGCGCTTGTGCTGGCCAGCGACGGAGCCCTTCGTGAAGTCAGCGTTGGTGTTACCCCGCTTAAGTTCAAATATGACAAAGACGGCGTCATGGTAGTTACCAGCGCTAAGTGGGACGAGCTCTCGGTGGTCGGCCAGGGCGCATTCGATGCACCCATTTTGGAAGTCGCTGCGAGTATCCACCAAGAAGAAGAAGAAATAAGTACTATTGAAGAAGTAGCACCTCAAGAGGAGACAGAAACAATGAACGAAAAAGTCGAAGCCCCAGCCGTAGTAGAAGCATCTGCTGCGACACAAACCATTTTTGCAACCGCCAAGCGCGAATTTAAAATGCCATCAGCAGCTGAATACATTTCAGCATTTGTTGTTGGTGGCGATCAATGGCGAGCAATGAGCGAAGGCATCCAAGCTGCCGCGCCAAACGTTTTAACTACTGATATTCCTGGCGTGCTCCCATTGCCGATCGTGCAACCTGTTTACAACAATTTCATCGGCCGTCGCCCTGTAATTGATGCAATCGGTGCAAAAGCAATGCCACAAGGCGGAAAAGTATTTATCCGTCCAGAAGTAACAACTCACACTTCAATTGGCAATCAGGCAACTGAAAACACTTCACTTACTCAAGGAACTTTTGTCGTTACCGACAACCAAGTTACAAAAGGTACGTACGGTGGATTTGTCACCCTCTCCGAACAATCAATCGATTGGAGTACACCCGAAGTAATTTCTTTGGTACTCGATGACATGGCTCGCATTTATGCCAACGAAACTGACAACGTGGCAGCAGACAACTTGAAGACCGGCGCAACTGTCACTCGCAACTTTGCACTTGCTTCCGTAACTGACGCTGCATATTGGGCTTCATGGATTTCGGGTGCAGCTCA